CAACCTATTGATTGCGGCCTCTTCTGCATTGACCTTGCTGCTTCCTTGTTTCATGGCCTCTGCTTCTAATTCCTGACGCACTTTAAGGAAAGTCAACCAGGTCTTAAGTTTATGCAGAGGCCATTTCAACACAAGGTCGGAATCCATTCCAAGTTCATAGGCAACTGTTAAGGCTGCCCAAAGTAATGGACTACGTCGCAGCTTGGCTTTTGTCCTCGGTGGAAGGGACCACCCCCGTCAGATCATTAATGGCTTCCTGCAGGATGCGAATGTCACTCGAGAAAGGTAGAGCAAGGATGTCAGGGATGTCACCATCTTCAAAGAGGCGTTCATCGGTCCCAGCGTTATAGACATAGTTCACGATCATCAGTGCCATGCCATAAGCGCGATCCTCATTGGATTGGAACGACAAGACGTCCTCGATGGACGGATCTCGAACTTCAACGGGAACGCCAAAGAAGACAAGCTTCCGACTATTGGGTTTGGCAGCAAAGATTTTGGCACGAGCATCATCACGGGACAGCTTCACCGGAGGCGCGGTCTCTAGCGCGTCAGAGGTAGCTGTGGGTGAGCCATGAGCCGAATCGGCAGTTACAATTGCGGGACTATTATCGGTCGTATCCATTGTGGCCTCCAATGGGTTAATGTTAAGGTTGGCAGTCAGTTAGATTACACGATGGTCGGATTAGCCGTACCACGCATGTTCACAGTGAACGTATTAAGTCCATCCACAGAGTTGTCAAGGCTGCAGTCAATCGGGAAAGCCGAACCGGAGACACCATCGAGCGGAGTCTGGCCAGGAGCACCAGAAGGAAGGTAGCGAGCGTAGATCGTCGTCTGGTTAGCCCAAGCAGTCAGAACAGCCTGAACAGCAGTTGCAAGAGTGGAGGATCCCGAAATGTACCAGTTAGCAGGGAAGGCCACCAGAGCACCAGGCGGAACCCAAAGCATCGCGGAGACTGTTTCAGCTTCCACTTCACCTTGGTTACCAGACTGGGTACGCTTGCTAAGCTTAAAGAACCCGCGGAAGACAGTAAGACCGTCACCGTTAAGGTCAAGTACAATCATAACATAGCCACGACCTTGCAGAGCAGTTTCCCAGGCGTTAGAAGCCTTAAAGATGTTACCCAATTCAAGAGTGACCGAACGAAGACCAGGAACCATGACACGGAAGCCAGAGTTCGTCTGCGCGTCGTCATAACCCGTCTGATCAATGGCAGTTTGCGTAAGGGAGAGCTTAGTGCTCTTGGCTTTAGCAATTTGGGTCATGGGAACATAGTAGTAAGTCATAGTTACAGGACCAGTGACAGTATACGTCGACAGGAACGTAACAGTACCAGTCAGATAATCGATGCTCAGCACGTTGGCGGTTTGGTTAACACTGTTGTCGAGAACCGTAACAGTGTTGTTATAATCCATCACACGGTGAGCCGTGTTCGTCACCTGATAAGTTTTACCAGACACAAGAGCACAGGCTTCTGCAGTCGTCGACGTAGGAGTACCACCTTTAAAGATGACCATATTGTAGCCGACGATGCCCTTGAAGATGGCATTCGCTTGGATGTTCCATTGACCAATATTCGGCTGATTGGATTCAAACGTTTGACCAAAAACAGTATCTTTGGTCTCGTTCAGTTCGTCCGTATACGAACCTTGGTTACCCGGAAGAGTATACCAAGTCGTACCATTCGTGCTGATTTGTACTGCTTTGTTAGACATGGTCTACTCCTTAGGGGTTGTGATGGCTAAATACGATATCCAGTACCACTGGGGTAGGAAACAATGAGGCTAAGGTTGAGAGAGAACATAGGACGACTTTTATCATCCTGACCAAGATCCAGAATGTCTCCCAGAGTCTTGCAACCATCTAGGAGAGGGTATAATGTAGGATGTGAAGGAATACGAACCAACACATCACGACAAGCAATAGTCTGATCATATGCATCCTCATACTTACCCTGTCCTTGCCCACCACGAACAATCAGCTGAATGGCAGGATAGTCAATTGCAACAGCTACCTCACCTGGACGTCCACCTGCATGTCGTACAAGTACTTGAGCATCCGGAGTCTCATACAAGCCACCCGCAAAATAAGAATACCCCGAAGACGGCATAGCCGCTGCGAGGATGTTCCGAATCTGAATTGCAGGTGACTGTGTAGCCATTCTAACTCAATCCCATCCGAATACGAAGGTTATCAGTAACACGTTGGACGATATTATGATAGTCCTCGTCTATCGCACGTTGCAGAAATTTATCCGTTGTCGGGGGGTCGTGCGTGGCAGGGATTTCATGGACGTAGATAGCATAGTGAGGCTCACCACCCCGAGCATAACCAATTTCACAGCGAGCCCCTCCTCTGTATTGTTCAGTTGCCACATACCTAGAGTTGACTAGTTCCAGCGTATCTTTCGGACAATAGTAGGCAGACAACTCAAGGGTAGGCTTTAGTGCCTCAGTCAAGTCGTTAGGAAGAAAGCCTTCTAGTTGCTCCGTATACCATTGAAGGTCCTTTGCTAAGGTGCCGAACGCTTCCTTGAGACCCTCATATAAGGAAGATTCCGAAGAACCATCTACCACAATATTAGAACGCCCTACATTGATCTTGATCGGCGTAATACCTGCAGAACCTGTAGGCTGAACTTCTGGAGGCACTGCAGAACTAAGACCTTGGCGCCTTTGCTTGCCTTTAGGAAGAGACCCACGCTTACCAGTGCGACGGTCAATCCTTTTAAGCAGAGGGTCAAAATCACGAATACTCATCCTGTATATGCCCGCCTTTCTTTCTCCATGTTCCGAAGATCAGTCGCTGTATGGAAGGCATGAATTTGGTGAGCAGGAACGGTGCCATCATTTGGATTCGTGGTATAGCCTGGACCAGAAGTAAAGTCACCCGGCGCCAGATAACCTTCTTCCACTACATCGGTATCCAGAAGCACAAGGCTGTTATACTTGACTTCATCACCATGAATGTTGGTCACAAGATTGGAGTCTCGCGTCCAACGACCATGAATAAGAACAGGTGCGGCAAATTGGAACTCATTGTAATTGTTAACACCTGCAGGCGCCCAATAAGTAATGGGTTGATTCATATTACGGCTGCCAGGGCCCATTGAGGGAAGTCCCATAAGTCACCTATGTGTATGTTAAGCAGGCCAAGGATAGTAACCAGTCTCCGGAGGCAGCGTACCAGGAACTGCAGAGACACTACCACCACCGGCAGAGAATTGGGCAGGAAGCTTCTTGGAGGTAAGACCCTTCAGAATCCCTGAGGTATCCATCATGATGGCTTGTTGGCCATACCGCGTAGCAGCAAATCCGGTCTGATTTGCAAAGGTGGCTGCTACATAGGTATCACGTGAATATTCTCCGGACTGCGATGAAGTGAGTCCACCTCGTTCAGTCAGCATCAACATAAAATGGCAGGCCAAGTAACGCTCAATGGCCGTCAGGCGTGCAGTAGAGAGACTTGCATTGGCCAACGTTTCCGTGATGAAGAGGTTGGCATCATCTAAACACACCTGAACCATTGTGTCAGGGACACCAGCCGGCACTTCCATAAATGACGTAATGTCTTCAGGTGCGTTTAGTGACATCGTGAACCCCTAACTTAAGCAGCAGGCTTGGAGTCGGTGGCTTCTTTGGCTTCTTCAGCATCGGCGGCCGGAGCAGCTTCAACCACAGGCGGAACAGTCAGAGCTTCTTGGGTTTCCTTGATGGTCGGCGGAGTAGACTCCACAACCGGAACACCATCAAAGAGCGGAGTCGCAGGCGGGGTTTCATTCGCGGGATAGAATTTATCCTGGAACGCTGCATACTGCTCAGGAGTCAAATACACAGTGTCACCCGCAAGAGCTTGAACTCGTTCGCCCTTGGTGATATACCAATGCTCACGACCAGCCTTCAGGATGTAGGGGTCAGTGCCTTCCATGGGCTTTCCTTGATCTGGAAACGGCGACGGGATGTCGTCAACGAGGTTTGCCTCAGGCTTATCTACCTTAGCCATGTCAATATGTCCTTTCGAGCCGAGGGAACCATCTCGGAAGACCATAGCTGGATGCCGAAGATATTCCCCTTCATCATCTATCCAGTCACCGTTGAGTTGTGCGAACTTCCGTGCTTCGGCAATGGTTGCGTCTTTACGGCCGGCCATCTCACTCTCCAATGACTGAACAGATGATTAGGTGGTAGTTAGTGGAGCACTTACCCTTACGAGTAGTGTGCAATACCACACTGGTTCAGATAGTCTGCACGGACACGCGGGAGCATGATGCAGAAGATCATGAAGTTCAGTTCAAAGCCACCGCGGTTTTCCCACTCAACCATCATAGGCTGAATGCCGTCGATGAGTTGGATCACGTCGGAGGTCAGTTGGACCATCAGCACGTTCGTACCAGTCATACGCGAGGTAGGAATGATACCATCGATGCCGGGAATCTTCAGCAGACGCTCGAGGATCGTGACATCGGCGTAGGTCTTGTAATCTTCCGCCAGCGCATTGTAAACGTTGAGCGGAACAACCAGAACATACGGACCGAACATGTTCTTGGCCATCAGGGCGTTCTGCATGGCGATCGCATCAGCGATAACCTGCGTGCCCGTGGCAGTCAGCCAAGAAGCAGTCACCGAACCGGTGTTACGATACGGCTGAGTCATCAGACCGTAGATAGCACCAATCGACGCACCGATAGTCATGCCGTTGAAGATGATCTGTTCAACCATTTCAGCGATCTTGCGGGTAGCAATTTCAGCCTGCGTGGTGTCCAGAGGCATCCCACCGCGACGAGTGATCGCCAGGGTACGAGCGTCCATCTGGAACTCTTTGTGGATCATCGGGATCGGCATGGACTGGAAGTCGAAGTCGATTTCGTCCTTATCCGCTTCCGACAGGCCAGTCATGCTGACTTCAGCCGGGTTCATATCGCCGGACCGTTGCCATTGCAGCTGGATAACACCAAGAGCGTTCGGGATCGGATAAGTCAGACCACGCGACATCAGCAGGTTGGCCATGATCAGACGTTCACGGGCAATCTGAATGATGACGTTGTCGAACAGCTTCCATTCATCATACAGGAGAACGTTGTTCGTCCGCAGGG